ACGACAAGGCGAAGGCGCTAGGGATGTCGATGATCGCTAACGAGTTCCGACGGCGCGAGCGGTCCGACGGTGTTACGGATCTGATCGCTGGCGACCTGCGGCCCGACTCCATCTGTGACGTTACATCGAGTAAGACGGGCGTCATCTCCGATCTGCACTGGCCGTTCCATGCGCTCTACGACGACGACGGCCAGCTGCACGGCCCGTACCTTACGGCCATCGAGCACCTGCGGGACTACGGCATCCAAACGCTTGTCATCAACGGCGACGCGATGGACTGCTATAACATTTCGACGCACGAGCGGATCGAAGCGAAACGCAACTTTGTCTGGGAGCTGGACGTGGCGCGTGCGATGCTGGCCCACCTGCGGCGGTACTTCGGCGACAAGGTGCGGATCATCTACCGCGAGGGCAACCACGAAGAGCGCTGGCTGCGCTACATCGCCAAGAACGCAGACGCCCTTCAGGGCTTACCGGAGGCGACGCTGCCCGAGCTGCTAAAGCTCCGCAGTCACGGTATCGAGTGGATCGGCGAACGGTCGAAGCTGACGGTCGGCAAGCTGTGGATCGACCACGGTCACGAGTGGTTCGGGAGTGGCGGCGTCAACCCGGCGCGTAACTACCGCATGAAGGCGCAGGACAACATCTTAGTCGGTCACGTCCACAAAACGACGTTCGACATGCACAAGCGCCCCCTGGACGGCTCTGTCTTTGCCGGCTGGTCGATGGGCTGCCTGTGCGATTTGAACCCGCACTACGCCCCGCGTAACCACTGGAACCACGGCGTCGTCACGGTCGACCTTGACAAGACTGGCGAGTTCACCGTGAGCAACCGCATCATCATCAACGGGCGGGTGCGGTAGCCTGCACTTGTCGGACACTGTCCGATAAAATAGCTTGCGTATTTCGATTATTTTGTTATAGCTTCGCAGCACATGGCAATACTCGACCGCCTCCGTTCGGTGTTCAAGCAGGCCCCTGCTCCGTTGCAACGCGTGACGGCGGTAGGGTCTCGGTATGTCCGACCGGATTACAGTGAGTTCCAGAAGCGCGTCGTCGAGGGCTACAAGGGTAACCCCGTCGTTGCCGCTTGTGTCGCCGTCCGTGCGAACACGCTCAATGAAGCGCCCCTCGTTGCGCAAAATGCAACAACTGGCGACTTGCTACCGGCCCACCCGCTGACACGGCTGTTCGCCAACCCCAACCCGTACATGTCGCAAGCCGAGTTCTGGCAGACCGTCAGCACCTACATCGACATCGGCGGCGGGTCGTACATCGTCAAGGCGCGCAACATCTTAGGTGGCATCACCGGTCTGTACCCTTACAACTACGGGCAGATTGTCCCGCACATCAGCCCGTTGGGATGGATCGACGGTTACGTCTACGACGACGGTGCTGGGCAGACTACGACCTTCGACGTCCGCGACGTGGTGCACATCAAGTCGTATTACATCGACCCGCTGCAACCGCATCTGGGTTTGTCGCCTATCGTCGTGTCGTCCATCAGCATCGACGCATACAACGAACTCATGACGACGCTGTACAGCATCGCCAAGAACGGCGGCGTGATACCTGGCATCCTGTCGAGTCAGGAGATGCTGCCAAGCCCCGTGGTCGAACAGCTGAAGGAGCAGTTTGCCGAGAAGATCGGCGGCATGGGTCCGCAGTCTGGCAAGCCGTTGGTGCTGTCGGGCGGTGTAAGCTATTCCGAGATGGGTCAGTCGATCAACGCCCTGAGCGCACCCGATCAGTTCACCCAGTTCGAGGTCGCCATCTGCGGCGCCTTCCGCGTTGACCCTGCCGTGGCTATGACCCGTGCGGGCCTGCTGTCGTCGACGTATGCCAACAAGGAAACGGCCTTCCGCGAGTTTACGACCTTGACGCGCGTACCAACATGGAACGCATGGGAGGAACAGATGGCGCTATCGTTCGCCTCTGAGTTTCCCGGCGTTCGCCTGCAGTTTGACACTTCGACCGTGCAGGCGCTACAGTCTGACCCTGACTCGGTTATCTACCCAGTGATTGCGTCGTTCAACGCAAATCTCATAACTGTCGATGAGGCCCGCGTCAAGATGGGTATGCCGACACTAACAGACGAAGATCGCGGCGGCAAGTACCAGCAGGACATCATCGCACCCGTAGACGGCCCGATGATGCTGGGCGCAGCGTCACCTGTACCGGACGGCGTCAGCCTAGACGCGATCGACCCCGAAGCACCGGCCCCGATCACAAACCCGAACATCGCGCCGCCCGAACCTGAGCCGCCGATTCAGTTCTACCGGCAGACGGAGAAGGAAGCGGCCGACTACTGGCGCGCTGCTGACAAGATCATGAACGATTACGCAGCCGAGCTGATCCCGTTCGTGGCCGACGGCATGAAGACGATGATGCAACAGTTGACAGGCCAGAAGGCTGGCGAGCTCGACGTGACGCGCATCAAGATCGACCAGCTGACAGCGCAGTACCTGACGGCATCGGCTAAGGTCCGCTCTGGACTGTTGCGCGAGATATTCTATCTGGCGGTGCAAGCTGCCGAGGGCAACCCTTCCGAGTTCCAGTCAATCTTCGACACGATACAGGAACGCGTAGGAGCGCAGCAGCGCGAGCTGTTGACGATGGCTTACGGCACGGCACGCGATGAAATCGGCCAGACCATCGAGGACAACCGTGGCGTTACCGAAGCGGAGCTGCAGACGGCACTGCGTAGCAAGGTCGAGACACTGACCGTCTCCCGTGCAGCAACGATCGCACGGACGGTCACGCGCGCCTCGGCAACGGAGACGCAGAAGGACACGTGGAAGAAGATGAACGAAGGCAAGGAAGGCACCGAAGACGAGATCTTGCGGGTGTGGGTAACGCGTCGCGACGACAAGGTGCGCCCATCGCATCGTGAGATGGACGGCCTGTACGTGAACGTCACGGGCAAGTTCCCCGAACTCAAGGCCGACGCGAACGGCCAGATCAGCCGAACGGGCAAGACGTTAGACGGCCCCGCCGTAGGCACTGGCAGCCCGTCGTCTATCGTCAACTGCCGGTGCGTCATCCGTCCCGTTCGCAAGCGTAAAATCACATCAGGATACCAACCTGCAGAGGCTGGACAATGAACGACATCAGATTCAAAGTCATTGGCACGGACCCCGAAGCGCGCACCTTTACGGCGATCGCTTCGACGTTCAACGTCGTGGACAGTTACAACGAACGCATGATGCCCGGCTGCTACGCCAAGTCGCTAGCCAAGCAGATGCCCGTTGGTGTCAAGGCTCACGACTGGACGCTTCCGGTCTTCCGCACCGAAGCGAAGGAAGTCCTGCCCGGCGACCCAGAACTCGACGATCCTAACATCGACGAGGTAACGCGCGCCAACGGCGGCCTGTGGTTCCGCGGCACGATGTTTGACACGAAGGACGCAGACGAGACGTACACCCTCATCAAGCAGGGCGGCTTCCGCGAGTTCAGCGTGGGATACACAACCATCGTCGACGGCTTTGGCGAAGACGGCACGAAAGAGATCTACGAAGTCGACCTGCACGAGATCAGCCCTGTGCTGGTCGGTGCCAACCCGAATACGCAAGTGATAGCATTAAAGCGACGCGGCGACTATGACGACCACGTGGTCGGCCTCGGGAACGAGGTCACCTGGCTTGTGGAGCGTACAAAGCAGCGTCTCGATATGCGCATGAAAGAGGGGCGAATCTTATCGTCCCGCAATGTGGCTCTGCTCGAGACCCTGGCGGGGATCTTGAAAGAGGCACACGGCGAAATCAAGCGGCTTCTTGCCGCGTCAACACCGCAGCCAAAAGAAGAGACCGAGGCGAAGCCCGGTCGAAATCGTAAGGCCCTGCGGCAACTCATCAACAGTCAACTCAAGGACCATACCCTATGAATCTCGAAGAGATCATTGCGGCGCTGCAGGCCTTGCTTGAGAACCCCAACGCCACCATCGAAGAGATGGCCGCTGCGGTAGCTCAGGCAGTCGAGGCCTTGACAGCGTTGACGGAATCCCCTGACGTCGAGGACAGCCCCGAAGTGGCACCCGCCGTCGAAGCGCAGGCGCTGACGCTTGCGTCCCTCATCAACAAGGCGACGGCCCGCATCGAAAAGAAGAAGGCCACAGCCGCAGTCATCAAGTCGGCCATCAACACACCGACGGGAGCACAGCCCATGACAACGAAGACATCAGCCCCGACGATCACGTCGAAGGGCCAGAAGAGCCGCGTCTACAAGGACAGCGCCGAAGCCTACAAGGTCGGCCAGTTCCTGCAAGCCCAGATGGGCAGTGCCGACGCTAAGAAGTGGTGCGACGATCACGGCGTGTCGTTCAAGACGCTGACGTCAGCTAACAACACGTCGGGCGGCATCCTCGTACCGGAGGAGATGGAATCGGCAATCTGGAACCTCAAGGAGCAATATGGCGTCTTCCGCGGTGGAGCCAACGTCGTCGGTATGGGCTCCGATACACGCCATATTCTCAAGGAAGTATCAGGCAACGACACATACTTCGTTGGAGAAGGCGTCGCACCTACGGCATCTGATCTGGCATGGACAAACCTTACGCTCTCAGCTAAGACACTGGCAGTGCTGACGAAGTACAGCAAGCAGCTTGGCGAAGACGCAACGGTTTCCATCGCCGACGAGATCACGAACTGGGCAGCCTACAAGCTCGCACAGCGCGAGGATGAATGCGGCTTTGTTGGTGACGGCACGTCGACGTACGGCGGCATCATCGGCGCCACGTACAAGTACCGCAAGCTGTTGGAAGACGGCGGCGGCACATGGGCTACCGATGCCGACAAGGCAAAGCTTGGTTCTGCTGTCGTAGCCACAGGCACGACGTGGTCGGCCATCACGCTTGCAGACATCATCGCAATGATCGGCAAGGTCGCCAACTACCCTGGCACCAACAACGCTTTCCACTGCACGCCGCAATTCTACTGGAACGTCGTGTACAATCTGGCCATCGCCAAGAACGGCACGACGGGAACAGAAGTCGTCAACGGCGTACCGCAGCAGACGCTCATGGGCTACCCCGTTGTGCTCAACAACGTGATGGCGAAGGCTACGGCCATCAACCAGGTTCCGCTGCTGTTCGGTGACGTATCGGCATCGTCGTACTTCGGCGACCGTCGCGGCATCACGATCGAAACGTCAGAGCACGCCGACTTCGCTGCACGCCTCGTGTCGGTGCTGGTGACGGAGCGCTTCGACATCATCAACCACGACTTCGGCAACTACAACGCCACTGCATCACTGCAGAAGGCTGGTGCTATGGTCGGTCTCATCACCCAAAACGACTAAGGAGTAACGACTAATGCAACCACTGCAAACCGCTAAGACGCACGTCTTCGTCGCTCCCGGCGCTGTCGTTGACAACGCAACGTACACGTCGACCGTCTGCGACACTGCCGGCGCTGACTACCTCGAAGTCAACGTCCAGCTCGGCACGACTGACATCGCCCTTGCTACGCTGAAGCTTCAGGAGTCCGACGCCATCACGAACAGCACGACGCTGGACGGTGGCGCCGACATCACCGGCTACGTCTTCGGCACGTCGACCGACCCCGACACGGGCACAACTTCGACCCTGCCGTCGGCAACGGACGATAACAAGGTGTTCCAGTTCCGCGTGCCGCTGCAAGGCCGCAAGCGCTACATCAACTTGATCGCCGTCGCCGGCAACGGCACGACGGGCACCTACCTCGCAGCCCACGGTAAGCTCGGCAAGCTCGAGCAAGACCCCGTGACGGCTACGGACGCAGGCCTCGGAGCATGGCTGTAATAGCTCACTACGGGCCTCATGCAGGCCCGTGGTAAGCTTTTACGGAGGTTAGCTATGGTGAGCACAAGGTGCAAGGCTCTGGGGCCTCTACAGACAATCAGCGCATCGGTCGCCGTGACGGTGACGTGGCCGGATCTGACGGATTTTTTGCTAGTGCATCCCGTCGGTCATGACCTGTCGGTGACATACGACGGCACGACACCGACGACGACGATTGGCTTCATCATCAAGAAGGACGAAACCAACGAGGTATACGTCGGCCCCGAGATGCTCATGAAGATGAAAGCCAAGTCGGGCGACCCTGTCGTCAACATCCAACCCTTCCGCAAACTTGCAGACGTGGACACGTAATGTACAGCCCCCGACTATCCAATGCTGGCGCCTCGGTACAGCTCGACGTTGTGCGTAACGTACCGTGGGCGTACACGTTCACGATCAAAGAAGCCGGCGCCGTTGTCAACATCAGCGGCCGCACGTACGCTGCACAGATCCGCACGGCAGGCGACGTGCTCGCGGCGACGGCGACGTGCACGATCACGGACGCGGCCAACGGAAAGTTCAGCGTGTCGTTTTCCGCGGCCTCGACGGCAGCCCTGACGGCAGGTGCCAACTACGTCTGGTCGATGGAGCAGACGGCATCGGGAGTGACTACCGAGCTGGCACGTGGTGAGGTAACCGTCTACGGTGAGATCGCCCAGTGACACAGACCTTGAACATAGAGCGCCCGAACGTTACGCTTGACGTTGGCGAAGCGGCAACGACGATCGCTGTCGACACCAGGCAGATCACATTGACGGTGGACAGTGGCGGCCTCGTGCCGATCAGCTCCGACATCAGCCTCGTAGCCGCTGCGAACATCAGCGCACTCCGTGCAGTCACGACCGACGGCAGCGGGCAGGCGGTGTACGCATCCAACGACACGCTGGCAAACGCACAGGTCGTCGGCATCACTACGACGTCGGCCACCACGGGCGGCACTGTGCGCGTGGTCATGAACGGCACGATCACCGATGGCTCGTGGTCATGGACCAAAGGCACGGTGTACTTAGGCACGAACGGCAACCTTACACAGACGGCGCCGACTGGCGGTGCTATCGTGGTGCATGTGGGCCGGGCTTTGACAGCAACGACACTACAGATCGACGTAGACACAATCATCACAACGGTGTAAACATGGCAGCGAAATACATCAAGAACGACAGCGGCCAGCTTGCCGAAGTCGAAGCGACCACCTCATCAGCTGGTGCTGGCGACGCTGGCAAGATCGTCGGCCTCGACTCGGCTGGCAGGATCGACCAGACGATGATGCCCACAGGCATCGGCGTAGAAACCGAGGCAATGGTTGCCTCGGAGACATTATCCGCTGGAGACCTCGTAAACATCTTCAACGATTCTGGCACGCGCAAGGCACGGAAAGCCGACAACTCCAACGCACGTCGTGCGCATGGTTTCGTGTTGGCGGGCGTGACGTCGGCAGCTACGGCGACGGTGTACATGGAAGGCGCTCTTACGGGCCTGACGTCGATAACACTCGGAGCGCCGTACTACCTCGGCACGACGGGCGGGCACACGGCCACGGCGCCGACCGCTGCGGGCACGCTCTCACAGGAAATTGGCATCGGCGTTTCGACGACGTCGATCAGCTTCGAGCCGCAGCAACCTATAACACTGGCCTAAGCAATGGCAATAAAAAAGCCCCTAGTGCTGGCGTCTGGCCAGATACAAGAGCTGCAAAGCGGCGACGACATCGACCCTAAGTTAAGGGTGTCGAGTAACGACACAAGCCCGGATTATTTGGGACTCAAGATCGTCGGCGACCGCGGCATCCGTATTGAAATCTTGCAGCCAGGCGCAGCCGAAGAAGTTGAAATCGGCCTTGACGATATCAACGCATTGTACTTCGCTGGCGTGTCGGCGAACGACAATAACCCGGGCTACCTCGAAGACAAGATCGTTGCCGGCTCTAACATCACGATAACGAAGAACAACGCTGGCGCTGACGAGACGCTTACGATCGCGGCGACGGGCGGCAGCTCGGCACCTGACATTCACCCTTTCCTATTGATGGGCGCATAGCATGGCAACGACCTACAAAATCTTAGGACAGGTAACGCCGGGCACGACGGCAGCGTCGACGCTGTACACGGTGCCGTCTACGACTCAGGTCGTGGTCTCGTCGCTTGTCGTTTGCAACCTGACGACGACGGCACGCACGTATCGTCTGGCTATCCGTCCCAATGCGGCGACGCTGGCCTCCAGCCATTATCTCGCATACGACACCACGGTGGCGGCGAACGATTCTACTATCATGACCATCGGCGCAACGCTGGATTCTACCGACGTCGTGACGGTGCAGGAATCGGCGGCGAACACGCTAACATTCACAGTCTTCGGTGCTGAGCTGACGTGAGTGTAAGATCGCTACGATACAGTGACCTGTCATTGCGTCTCCCGAAAGGCACCTCCGCACTTCCCATCGAGCGCGACGCGTGGGCGTTCTTGGATG